CAAGCCGGAACGGGCGCAGGGAAGGTAATACCCTTGGGTTATGTACCGTGGATCCTGGTCTGCCCGTTTCTTACGGAGAATTTTATGTTTAGCGGAACGCCAATTGATTACCAGGATGAACCGTTAACGAATGACGGATTTTGGCCAGATTTGAATCTGGCTGATTTCCAGGAACAGCGCAGCATCCCCGCCGATGTAGACGCCGGGACAGTAGCCGAGGCGTTGCTGACGGCGGCCGGGGAGGTGAATGACCTGTTGCAGACCGTCAAGGATGGGTATTTGGCCAAGGGATTTGGCCAGGCCAGCGCGGTGCCGGGTATCGGTCGCCCTGGCGAAAACCTGCTTTGTGCTCGTTACAAAAAAGCAGTGTTTGCCCGCGCAAAGGCCGATTTGATCCCTGAGTTCGCAAGCCAGGGGCGCAGGGAGTCGCACCCAGGACAGGAAAGCGCGGAAACCCGCGCCGGATTACTGGCCGAGGGGTCGATCATCATCCGGGCAATCAAAGGATTGCGCCGCGTGACAGTGAGAAAGATATGAGCCAGCTGGATGCGTTGAGTGATTTCATCACCAAAAGTATGCCCGCCAGGACGTTCAAGGGGGCAGGTTTTTCAAGCTATATGGATGAACTGAGTTTTATCCCTGCGCAACGGGATTTAGGACTGGAACAGTACCGCCTGGCGGTGATCCGTTACAACGCGGTATTGGCCTGGGACAGATTCCCTTACCGGCTGTATGACCCGCGCAACTTGGCGGCGCTGCTGCTGGTGTGGCTGATGGAGTCTGACCGGGAACTGTTTGAAGAATTCGGCATAGACACCGAGTTACCTGATTTTGATATCGATCTGGTGGATGAGGAAACCGCCGTGGTGGTTATCACCTTGCCGATGGTGGAAGCGTTAAACCTGGTGAAGGACGTCAAAGGCAATATCCCCCTGGACGGGGAGCAATGGCGACTTGCGGATCCGACTATTTGGTTTGCCAGTGAAGCCGTGGTGTACGGCGTTGATGAACAAGGCGCACCGCTGGGCAGTGAAAAATGATTATCCGGGGTGAGTTAGACCGGGCGCAGCTCAAGGCGGTACGTAAACAGCTGGACAGCCTGGAATTGCCCCCGGCTAAGCGTAAACGGCTGATGTGGCGGCTGGGGAAATACGGACTGATCCCGGCTGCTAAACGTAACGTCAGAAATCAGGCCAGCCCGGATGGCCAGAAATGGCAGGGACGCCAGACGAAGCGCAAAGGCAAGATGCTGCGCAATATGCCCAAGCTGCTGCATATCCGGGAAATGCCGGAAATCGACGGGGTGCGGATTTACCTGAGCGGCGGCGGTTATCGCAATGGCAAAAAGAGCGTGGCGGCGGGAACGGTGGGTTACGCCCAACAAAACGGCATGAATGTGACGGTCAGCCGTCGTCAAGTTGAACGCAAAGGCAGGGCGGAGAGTTTGCCCGCAAGTCTCAGACAGGCCAAACGCCTGCGGGCGCTGGGGTACAAGGTTAAAAAGGGTAAGCGCTGGCGAAAGCCGCCGTTTAAAGAAATTCAGGAAGGGTTGACGATGGCCAAAGCCGGGCTGTTGATCCGGACATTATCGGGGAAAGCGGCGAAAGCCTCCTGGTCAGTCGATGTTCCATCCCGTCCTTTCCTGGGCATCACGGAAGACGATTTTAATAAAGCGTTAGCGCGGCAACTCCAGGGCATCGGATTTGGCGCAGACGCAGGACACTAAGGGGAAGTTATGGCGTGGCCAAAGGTCGATGTAAATCAGGTCAATCAGCTACAGGGTGAAACAAACGAGATTGAGCGCGTGGTGCTCTTTGTCGGTACGGGGACAATCAACGCTGGTAAGACGCTGGCGGTGAATACCCAAAGTGATTTTGATGCGCTGCTGGGAACACAAGACAGCGTTTTAAAAAGCAACGTGAACGCGGCCATGCTCAACGCTGGATCCAACTGGAGCGGTTATGTGCATGTGCTGGCAGAGGATGCTGGGGAAAATGCCTGGGCGGATGCGGTGCTGGCCGCGCAATCTCTTTGCTCCGTTGAAGGTGTGGTATTGCTGGACGATATCGCCACGAAAACGCCTATCAACAAAGCGGCGGAGCTGCGTGCCAAATTGCTGGCCAGCTTCTCACGCTGGAACTGGTTCATTCTTTCCGTGCAGGCACCGCAGGCCGAGGAAGATTGGGCTGAATATTTGGTTCGCATGGTGGCGTTACAGGAGCAGATTTCTGCCCCGTCCGTGCAGCTTGTGCCGCGTTTGTTTGGTAATGAGCCTGGCATGCTGGCCGGTCGCCTGTGCAGTCGTGCGGTGACTATTGCTGACAGCCCGGCGCGGGTAAAAACCGGTGCGCTGGTATCCCTGGGCAGTGATGAAATGCCCAAAGATGGCACCGGCGCGGCGCTGGAACTGGCCACCCTGGAGGCGTTGCAGGCGCAGCGTTTTAGCGTGCCAATGTGGTATCCCGATTATGACGGCTATTACTGGGCTGATGGGCTGACGCTCGATGCGGAAGGCGGTGATTACCAGGCGATTGAGTACCTGCGTATTGCCGATAAGGCCGCCCGCCGTGTGCGTTTGCAGGCGATTGCCAAAATCGCAGATCGCTCGTTAAACAGCACGCCGTCCAGCATTGCCGCCCACCAGGCGCTTTTTGCCAAGGTGCTGCGTGAAATGTCGGCGGCCAGTCAGATTAACGGCATCACGTTCCCCGGCGAGGTTAAGCCGCCGCAGGATGATGATGTGACGATCACCTGGCAGTCAGCCACCAAAGTGGCGATTTATATCGTGATCCGCCCGTATGAATGCCCGAAAGGCATCACGGTGAGCTTGTTGCTCGATACCAGCCTGACAGGGAGTAATCAACGATGAAACGTATTTCAGGCCAGTCAACCGATGTGCGTATTGATGGTGACCTGGTTCACATTGAAAAGGTCAGTTTAGATATCACTGACAACACGGCGGCGGCATCTACTCAGGGTGTGCCTGATGGCCATGTGTCCGGGGATGTGGCGGCCGAGGGTGAAATTGAAATCTCTACCAAAGTGCTGACGCAGCTGACCGCCATTGCACGGCGTGCCGGTTCATGGCGCGGTATTGACCCGGTGGATCTGATGTTCTACGCCAAGGCCGGTAGTGAAGAGCTGAAAATTGAAGCCTTTGGCTGCAAATTGGTGGTGAGCAACCTTCTGGATAACGATCCGAAAGGCGGCAGCACGCTGAGCCATAAAATCAAATATATGGTCACCAGCCCGCAGTTTGTGCGCATTAACGGCGTGCCGTATCTGGAAGATGAAGATACCCGCAACCTGATTGGATAAGGACATTGCACGGATGCAAGAGCACGAAAAAAGTTTGTTAAGCCTGATCCTGCTGGGCGCACTTATCGCCCTGGGACAGATGTTGGTGAGCAGTGAGCCAATGACCGGAAAGCTGTTTTTTGGTCGCATTATCCTGGGTTCTGCCACCTCAATGGTGGCGGCGGCGGCGCTGATTTGGATCCCGGATATTTCCCCGCTGGCCATTGCGGGGTTGGGTGCCGCGCTGGGGATTGCTGGCCACCAGGCCGTTGAAATCTGGCTACGCAAAAAGGGAAGTCGTTATTTACCAGGGAAAGGAAAACTGAAATGACACTGAGCGAAAAACAACAGTTGTTCACGCAGCTGATTGCCCAACTGATTGAATGGGCAGGTAATCACGGTTACCGGCTGACTTTTGGCGAAGCCTACCGCACGCCGGAACAGGCCAAACTGAACGCCAAAAGCGGCGCGGGAATTGCCAATTCGTTGCACACGCAGCGTCTGGCCGTGGATTTTAATCTGTTTATCAATGGCCAATACCAGACTCGCACCGAGGCATATTTGCCGCTGGGTGAATATTGGGAATCCCTGGGCGGCGTGTGGGGCGGTCGATTCAAAACCCGCCCGGACGGCAACCATTTCAGCCTGGAACATAACGGGGTGAAATGATGGGAAAGCAGCTGGTGATTGCCGCTCTGGCGTTGTTGGCTGCGTTCGCAGCGGGCTGGCAGGTCAATGCCTGGTACAGCGATAGCCTGGAATTGGTGATCAGCAATGTCGCGCACGCGGCGGGGGAAGCCTCCCGCGTTGCCGGTGAGAGGGTGGCCAGTGAATCCGGCCGCAGGCTGGAGGAAAAATTGGAGGCGTTACGCGATGCGCAGCCTACGGAAATTCGAACGGAAATACTTAAACCAGTTTTTATTAATGAGTGTTTGTCTGCTGAGTTTGTCAGCCTGTACAACACCGCCGCCGATAAAGCCGAGCGTGCCTTATCAGGAAAATCTGTTAACCAAATGCCCGATAAAACTCCCGCGCATTAAGGGGGTAACGGGCAAAGATATTGCAGAAACTTTATTAATACTCACGCCGCAATATTCAGAGTGTGCGGCACGTCATAATCAATTAGTCGATGAAATAAACCAACGGAAGGAAATATAACAATGAGTAAAGTTACTATGGCTGTAAATGGCACCGCGCTGACCTTTGAACCAAACGCGACGGCTTATAATAAATTCATTAACGAAATGTCGATGGATAATAAAGTGGCACCGGCAAATAACTACCTGCGCCGTATTGTTCACGTTGAATGCAAAGAAGCGCTGGATACCATTCTGGATATTCCCGGATCTGCCCTGCAAATTTGCAGCTTTGTGAATGACCAGTTCGCACCGAAATTAGAGATTGAACTAAAAAACTAACGGCGCGGGTACGCGCAATTGAAAATAATGGCCTGGAACAATACCTGATTTTACGCCGCCATTATTTACCGCATGAAAATGACGACCCCGAAAACTTAGCCCGTGCCGTGTGGCTGGATAACCGGCATTGGGAGAATCAACGCATAGCTGTAGCAAATGGCATTGCCCTGGCATTTAAAGGCGAATAATGGCTGATTTAGATTTTACACTCAGTTTAATTGACAACATGACGCGCCCCCTTCGCCAGGTGCAATCCTCTGTGAACGGATTCGCTCAGGAAAGCGCGGCCGCTTTTGGCAAAGTGGCCATCGGTGCCGCTGCGCTGTGGGGCGTGGGTGCCTCCATCAAGGCCGCGTTGGATCCGGCCATTCAGATGTTTGACGCCATGCAGGAAGCCAGCGCGCGCGGTATTAGTGATGATGCACTGGCCAAGGTCACGGACGACGCCCTGAAATTCAGCGTGCGCTACGGGGAATCGGCGGTGGAGTTTGTGAAATCCTCCGCGGATATCAACGCCGCCGTGGCCGGGCTGACGAACGCCGAATTGCCCCGCGTTACCGTGGTGGCCAATACCGCCGCCAAAGCGCTGAAAAGTACGGCCGGGGAAGCGTCGGAGTTTATGGGGCAAATGTTTACCCAGTTCAGCGGCTACGCGGCCGAGGTGGGCAAGGTGCAGTTTGCGGAAGAACTGGCGGGCAAAATGGCCTACATGAAAAACCAGTTCGGCACGGACATGGCCACCATTAAAGACCTCATGGAAGGGGCGCGGGGTGTCGGTTCCAACTACGGCGTGGGGATGGATGAACAGCTGGCCGTGTTGGGTGAGTTGCAGCGTTCACTAGGCACGGAAGCCAGCGGCTCTTATGAGGGATTCCTGAGCGGTGCCGCAGCCGGTGCACAAAAGTTGGGGCTGAGTTTCCAGGATGCCCAGGGAAAAATGCTGTCCATGCCTGCCATGCTGGAAAAACTCCAGGGTAAATACGGTAAGAGCATTGAGGGCAATCTCAAGGCACAGGCTGAATTAGATGCCGCCTTTGGTGACAGCGCGGCGGTGATTAAACAGCTTTACGGCAACGTTGATCTGCTGAAACGTAACATTACCGAGCTGGGCAGCAATGACGGCATGAAACGCGCCACGGAAATGGCCGAGAAAATGACGCGCCCCTGGGACAGGCTGACGGCGATCTGGTTCGCCATGCGTGCCGCCATCGGTTCCACGCTGTTGCCGGTGCTGTATCCGCTGGTGAATAAAATTGCGGACGGTGGCGAAAAGCTCACGCGCTGGATGCGGCTGTTCCCCAACATTGCCCGCGTGATCGGTTATGCCACGGTGGCGTTGCTGAGCTTTGCGGCCGTGGGGGCAATCGCCAATATCGTGATGGGCGTTCACGGGTTCGTGATGATGGGCGTTACGCGTTTGCTGGCACCAATGGCCAGGCTGTTGGGGATTAACCGGCTGGCGATGGTGGCCAGTAATGCCGTGACGCAGTTATTCAGTGCCGGATTGCGTGGGCTGCGTGCCACCTTGCTGGCCGCCAGTATTGCCGCCCGCATGGGTTCAGCGTCCTTTCTGCTGATGATTGCGCCGGTGGTGGCCATCGCGGCCGCCATTGCTGCGGTGGTTATTGCGGTGATCAAGTTCTGGCAGCCTATCAAAGCGTTCGTGAGCGGGTTTATCAGCAGGTTCGGCCAGGCGGCCGGTGCGCTGTCGCCTTTCAGTGGCTTATTTTCCGGTATTGCCAAGGCGGTGGGCTGGGTGTGGGACGGCGTGAAAATGCTGGTGGGCTGGTTTGGCAACCTGCTGACGCCGATCCAAATGACGGAAGGTCAGCTGACCAACGTCACCAGCGCGGGCGAAACGTTCGGGCGGATTGTGGCGGGGGCAATCAACATCATTCTGACGCCGTTTGAGCTGGTGTATAACGCGATCAGTCTGCTGATCGATTTGTTCAGCATTGTGATTAAGGGCTGGATTGATGTCGTCAAATCCTTTGATATCAATTCCCCGGTGGAGTCCTTTGAAAAAATCGCCCGCGTGATCGGGGACGTATTCGGCAAGCTGTGGGACACGCTGAAATCGTCTTTCACCGGGACGTACAACTGGATTGTTGAGAAGTTAAATAACATTCCTGGCGTCAATATTGAGCTGAAAGAAGTCCCCGTGGCGGCTACTCCAAAAGGCGTGCCACCGGGTAGCGCGATGCCAAATCCAGTGCCGGGACTGCCATCGGCCAGCGTGTTGCCAAATCCTGTGGCGGCGGCTGGTGCACCTGCGGCCGTACCGCCAGGGTTTAACGGCGTGACAAATCAAATCAACGTGGCAGGCAATAAAAATCCGGTGCTGCAACCGCCGCAGCCGATAGGTAACACTATTTTGACGGGGGGAACGGTCAAAGGGGTGGAGCGTGGCGGATTGAAAAAGGAAATCAATACCAATACGGAAACCACAATTGATAACAGTAAAAAAATCGGCACCGTGAATATTCATCCTTCCAAAGGATTAACACCGGCCGAGCTAATGGAATGGCAGGAATTAAATTAATGACGGATTTGCTGTATGTCGATCTCCTTATTACCGGGCGTGATTTCACGCTGAACGCAGGTAATGAACCGGGCTTGTGTAATAACCGTATCAGCATTGCACAGGATATTGTCCACGCCATTATTGAAAGCGGATTAACCACGTTATTAGTGGCAGAGCGCAGCCCGACATTACGCGCCGATGTGATCACCCAAATGATTCTATTAATTGAAAGTGATGAACGCATTATTCCTGGCACGGTGAATATTGCGGAGGAATCCGCAAAACGTCTGTGGGCAACGGCGGAAACCTATGATTTCGGCAAAATTGAAGCCGGGGTGAATTATGAGTGAAAAACCTACCATTGATTTTGAGGCGGTACTCAAAGAAAGCGGGATGCCGGTCACTCAAGAGGAAATCAGCCAGCAGTTTACGGCCATCGTGAAAGCGGAAGGGATGATTACCAATACGTCCCGCATGTCACCGTTCTGGCGACTCATTACCGCCATTGTGACCACGCCCGTGCTGTGGATTAAAGATGTTTTAGTAAATACCGTGCTGGCCAATATGTACCTGGCCACGGCCAGCGGTGCCATGTTGCGGATGCTGGCCTGGGGCGTAAACCTCACGGCCAAGCCCGCCAGCGCGGCGCAGGGCGTGATCCGCTTTTACAAAGAAACCGCCAGTCAGGCGGTGACCGTGGCGGCCGGAACCCTTATCCAGACCGAGCGAATTAATGGCGTGACCTACGCGGTGGCGGTCGATGCGGATGTGACGCTGGCGGCGGGCGTGGCCAGTGCGCTGATCCCGGTCACGGCGACGGCGGCCGGGAACGCTTTCAACCTGGCACCCGGCTATTTTCGTATTTTGCCGGTGGCGGTGGCCGGTATCAGTAAGGCCGTGAATGAGGATGATTGGCTGTTAGCGCCGGGCGCGGATGAAGAATCCGACGACGATTTACGGGACAGGTGCCGCAATCAGTTCAACCTGGTGGGCAACTATCATACCGATGCGGTGTATCGCAGCATGATTGCGGGCGTGGTCGGGCTGAGCGTGGATCGCATTTTCTTTGTGCATGACGCGCCGCGCGGTGCCGGAACGGCAAACGCCTATTTGCTGCTTGATAGTGGTGAAACGTCCCAGCCGTTTATTGATGCGGTGAATGAGTACATCAATACGCAGGGGCATCACGGCCACGGTGATGATTTGCAATGTATGGCTATGCCGGAAACGCAGCACAATTTGACGGTCACGGTATACGTGACCAACCCGGATAATATGACGGCGGAAGAAAACGCCGCGCTGATTTCTGGCGTCAGCAATCTGATCCGCAGCGCATTCCGGCAAAACGCCGAATATGACGTAAAGCGAACCTGGCCATATTCGCGCTTCTCTTTTTCCAATCTGGCCAGGGAGCTGCATAAGCAGTTTGGTGTGGTGGAATCCCTGTCATTTTCCCTGACCGATATCGTCAGTGAACTGAGCGTGCCGCGTCTGGCCACGCTGAAAGTGGAGGTGAAAGGTGCCTGATTTCGCCACAAAAATGAAAAGCCTGAAATTGCCGTCCTGGATGAACCGGGGCGAACCGGCCAGGTTGCTGAAAGCGGCCGTGAATTTCTGGACGGGTATTGTGGAGTGGGTGACCTGGCCATTACAGCAGTTTGATCCGCTGGCCTGTGCCGAACCGCTGTTAAACCTTCTGGCCTATGACCGTGACATTGCACGGTTTAATGGTGAACCGCTGTCACTGTTTCGCAAGCGTGTGGCGTTCGCGTTTATCAACGCGCAGGACGCGGGTTCAGTTTCCGGGTTTATTGCCATCTTTGAGCGTCTGGGAATTGGTTACGTCGAATTGCTGGAACGCCAGGCGGGCATTGATTGGGATGTGATCATTGTCCGGGTGACCGATAGCCAGATTTCAGACAACGCAGATTTGCTGTTGCAGATTATCCGTCAGTACGGCCGCACCTGCCGCCGTTATCAGTTTGAAGTGATCACCACGTCCGGGATACGCATTCGCGCCGGATGGAACCAGGGCGAATACGTTTGTTATCCCGCCAGCCTGGGTGTGAGTGAAACAGGAACCGCCACGTTTGGCGCAAAGTTATAAGGAAATAACATGTCACAGACCGTGATTACGACTGCGTTTGAGCAGTGGAAAGCCGCGCAGGCCGCCAATGGCCAGGCGGTTGTCCTGGATGAATTTGTTTTTGCCAACGTACCAAATCTGGACGTTAACAAACCGATTGATCGAGCCGAGGGCGTGCCACCTGCCGCGCAAATTGTTTACCGTCAGGCGGTTGAAAAAACCGGTTTGGTCAATCAAAACGCCGTGGTGTATTCGGTGACGCTGGGCGCGGACGTGGGCGATTTCTCGTTTAACTGGATCGGGCTTATCAATAAGGCCACCGGCAAATTGGCCATGGTGGTGCACGCGCCGCTACAAAGCAAAGTGAAGAACGCCAACGGTCAGCAGGGCAACGTGTTAACCCGTTCTTTCCTGATGGAGTACAACGGGGCGGAAACACAGACGTTGATCAGCACACCGGCCGAAACCTGGCAGATTGATTTCACGGCACGCCTGGCGGGCATGGATGAATCTCTGCGCCTGGCTAATCTGGATATTTACGGCGCCGGGGCATTTTTTGATAACGGCTTTTTGGTATCCAAAACCGGTACGCAATTCTTTGTTACGGCAGGATTGGGCTATGTGGGCGGGCTGCGTGCCAGCCTGGCGGCCAAAACCAATATCACCGTGACAACCAAACCAATGAAGGTGTGGGCGGATGTGAGCTATCACGGCACGCTGACCAGCGAATATAAAACGGATATCAAATTCACCCTGGCCACGACGCTGAAAGACTACGTTCAAAGCGGGATTGCGCACTACGTGTTTGCCCTGGCCAGCATCGACTCCAACGGCGTGATCACGGATTTGCGCCCGCAGGGCAGTAGCTTATATCTGCGTCGGGATATGAACCTGGCGGACATTGCCAATGGGGCTGCGGCGCTGGATACGCTGAACGGTGTACCGAAAACGCGCACGGTCAATAAAAAGCCGCTAACCGCTGATATTAGCCTGACCCCGGCAGATGTTGGCGCAATCAGTAATGTTATGCCTAACGTGGATAACACCACGATCACCAAGCTTTATGATCCATCTATCGTGGGATTATCCGGGGGTGTGACATTGGCAGGATATTTTGACGATCATCCGCTTGGGGCAACCTTTCAGGCGGCTGACACGCTGGTGAGCCATCGCCGCTGGTATAACGCCGGGGCGGCGCTCACGCAGTATTTGCATTGCCGGACGGGCACCGTTTACGTGCGTGTCGGAAACGTCAGCACGGCTGATGTAAGCGGCTGGGCTTGGGTGCAGACAGGTGCCACCACGTTACCGTTTGGGTGGAGAAAGCTTTTTGACAGCAGCAGCCTTGAACTGGCCGATTTAACGCGGCTGGGTGTCGCAAGGGCGGGCGATAACACAGATATTGTCAGCATGGGCAAACTAACCAGCATTGCGTCCAGTGTGAAAATGGCGGCCAACCTTGAGGTAGCAAGTTCGATCCAGGCTAATTATCGGGTGGGTATTCTGCGTGCAAATGACTATGAAGCTTATATGTCATTCACAAGCCGCGTAGGCACAATTTCGGCAGATAATTTACCGAGCGTTTTAACCTCAATGGGCAACATGTATTTTCGTGTGACTAACACGCTGACAGATACAGACCCGCACGCAGGGCGTGCCTTAGGTGGCCTTTCCTCTGCCATTTATCCTGCCGGTGAGGGGGTGATGCGCATGGATGCCAGGGATGAAACCGGCGCAATTAAAGCCCGTATTGTCCTTGATGGGCAAACCGATAGCGTACATGTGTCCAACGGTGTTTTACGGCCAGAATGGGGTATGACTCTTAGCTCTACTAATGCCAACTCAGTGATCCGGGGGCGTAATGATGCCGTCATTTTGCGTGATCATAACAATGGCAATATTACCCTGTCCGCCAGTCTGAAAGACGCGGGTACGCAAATTGGCGGGACGCTCTACATTGGGTATAACCGGCCGGAAGCGAATATTTTCACCTCTGCGGTTTCCATCGACTCGCCTGTCACTGTTAACGAAACTATGAAGGTCGTTAAAGATGCCGCTTTTGCCGGTGCCATGACGGTGGCGGGTGGGCTGACATTAAACACCGCGCTGCCTGTTTCCAGCGGTGGCACCGGTGCAAAAACTGCCACCGACGCATTAAAAAATCTGGGCGGATTACCGAGCAACGGCACGGCAGTAGCGGCCACGAAACTGGCCACAGCCCGTAAAATTGCCGGTGTAGCCTTTGATGGCACCAACGATATTGCACTGAATGCGGATAATGTTGGCGCATTTCCCCGCACGGGTGGGGATGTAAATGGTGGCGTTACAGCGAACTTCCTCCGCGCAATAACCCTTCCTCAGCCAGGCAACGGACAAGGGACGTACCTGGGATGGAATGAGAGTAACGGGCAGGGTGAATCTAACTTTGTTAACAACAAAGGGGGCGGTATTGGCGGATTTGTTTTCCGTACCGTTAACGTCAATAACTCGGTGCAAACGGGTTACGTCAGAATTTCCGGAACGGGAGACTTGAGTACGCAGGGGAATTTGTACACTGACGGCGGCGGGATTTATGAGATGGGGCAACGTGTATCCACTCAGAATGATGCGCAAAACCGGGCAAATAATGCGGAAAATAACGCCCGTAACTGGGCTTATGGAAACTGCGTGCAGGATATTCGTTTTGGTGCGTCCACCGAATTTAAAGAACGCAACAACAATGAAAACATGAACGGTGGCGTGATGACGTCCTTCAAAGATGCGGGGAGTTCAAACTATTGGATCCGGATGCGTCCTTTGCAGAAAGCCGTGGGTGGCAACTGGTATACGGTAGGTTATGCATGAAAGCGAAAATATATGAGCAGTTTTCTCTGCGCGAAAATCTGAATGAAGCAGAAACGTTACTGGCTACATCACACGGCGTGATGTTCCTCAGTGATAAGAAAGGAAACGACTGGTACGAGCTGCAAAAGGGTTTTTCGGCCAACACGCTGAAAATTGTTTTTGATGAAAATGGCGTGATTAACTCCGCCAGTTATGACGCGTCTACTCTGTGGCCGCAGTCTTTCAGCCTGGCCGAGGTTGATGTTATTCCCGAAAGCTTTGATATCCGTTCTCGCGGCGATAAATGGGTGTTTAACGGCAAAAAGATAATTGAACGCGTTTATTCAGCCGCTGAAATCACTGAACAGGCCGAGGCGATGAAAGGCAGTTTGCTGGCCACGGCGTCACAAAAAATCAGTCCGTTGCAGGACGCCAAGGAATTAGGAATTGCTACAGATGCCGAGCTGGCACAGCTAAAGCAATGGATGCTTTATCGGGTATTAGTTAGTCGCGTTGATACTGCTCAGGGGAAAGAAATGACCTGGCCAGAGGTGCCAACCGATGTGGCGTAAGGCAACGCTGAGCATCCCGGCAGATATGAGCGCATTAACCTGTTCGGTGCTGCCGGTTCATCCGTGGGTTTACGGCGTTGGCCAGGCCGCGGGTGATAGCAGTTATTTAAGCCCGGTTAACGCCACTGAATACCTGGCCAAAAAACTGGAAAGCGTCAGTGATGAAACCAGCGTTGTGGTGCATATGCTCAATGCCCCAACGCACGCGGAATTTATGACGATGCTGTCCGATTATTCCAGCGTGCTGCCCTTGCCGGTGATTGCCCAGGTGAAGCGCCGGGCAGAGGAAGCGGCCGCACTGGCCATCACCAAAATGCAAATCCCTGCAAAATTATCCGGGGGATTACCGGCAGCGCTGCCGTTGTCCACGTCCACCAATCGCCTGGCGGTAAACGCCCAGCGCATTGCGGCCGCTAAGGCGGAGGCGGCAACCGGTGCCAGTGCGGCCAGATTGCTGTCTGCCCTGAAAGACTTCACAGCGGCGCGGGGATCTGCCCTGGCGGCGGCGGCCGATGCGTTATCCGCCCTGAAAGGCAAAACGTCCCCGGCGTGGGTGTTTACGGCCAAAGGGAACGGCGCGTTCCTGGCCGGTGAGCTGCGCAAAAACATCCCGAATCAGGATTCGGTGTATACCCTGGCCACGTTGTTTAGCGGGGCGGATTTATCCACGTTGGAGGCGATGATCCATGACGATAACCACACTGGCACTTAATGGCGAAGCCATCCCGCTGATGAATCTGAAAGTCACGCCAACGATGCAGTTTGCGGAAAAAGACCAGTCCGGGCAGTCATCGAGCACGGCCAATGCTGAGCAGGGGATTAAGGCCAAAGAATTGCGCGTTTCGGGGACGGTATCCTTTCGGGACGCGGCGACGTTAAAACGGTTGTTTGAGCTGGCAGAGGCAAAATCTGCCAATGGTTCGTTGCAGGTTTACCGCGTGGCTAACCTGATCGCCCAGACGATTAATTTTCGTGAAGGGACTTTTACCGGCGCGATTGATGCACCGCAGCAGGATAATAAAATGGCCTGGCTGGTCACGTTTACCCTGCGCGAAAAAATCAGTGTAGCCGAGAAGAAAGAAGCCCGCGCAGGCAGTAAAACAGCGGCAACAAAACAGGGGGCGGCCGGTGCCAATGGAAGCGGCAACGCGGCGGCCGAAAGTGACGAAAAACTGACGTGGTTTGAGCGTAAAGTGCTGAAACCGGTCAATGAGGCATTGGGGTAAAGGGATGAAACCCATTAAGCGGTTGTATTTGTCGAGCGCGGCCACGCACCTGGTGGACGCAAACCTGGCGTTAGAATTAAATGCCTGCGGTCGGGGATTTATCACCGCGCAGACGGATGAAGATTACACCGGCAAACTGGTGCGCCTGGACGTGGGTTATCACGATCTGGTGCTGCGCTGGTTTACCGGTTTTGTGGAGCGCTCGCAGCCAGCGGAGAACGGCTATCAGCGGCTTTTTGTCCGGGAGCTGGTCGGCATATTTGAGCGTCTTTGGCCGTGCTCTTTTCAGCATCCCACGCTGCGACAAATCACCGGCTGGCTGACCGAGGAAAGCGGGCTGGAATTCACGCTGGCCAGCGGTGCGTCCTACGCCGATACGCCGATCCCACATTTCACCCATTCCGGCACCGGATATCATCTGTTAGCCAACCTGGGCAAAGCGTTCAGTATTACCGATTACGTGTGGTATCAGCTGCCCGATGGTGGCGTTTTTGTCGGTGCGGCCGCTGATGCACTGTTTGCCGGTAAGCCGGTAGAAATTCCCGCCGAATTTAACCAAAGCGTAGCCGGTGGCAATGTCATGACCGTGCCGCTGATCCAGTCTTTACGTCCAGGCGTAGAGGTGAACGGTCAGCGATTGACGAAGGTCAGATTGCATAATGATGATATGGAAATCACCTGGACGCCGCGCAATAAAGCCACCGGCCAGGCATTGCAGAAAACCCCGTTTCAACGCCAGGTTGAAAGCAGTTATCCAGAGCTGGCCAGCGGCTTGCACCTGCCGCAGTTCGCCAGGGTGGAAGCGCCCAGCGAAGATGTGAGCAACGGAAACATTGCCGATCCGTTCAGGCCGCGTTATGCCGTGGACTTGCAGCTGTTAGACGCAGACGGCAATCCGGCAAAAGATACGCCGCTTTATCCGGCCGTGCCGTTGCCGCTGCCAATGGCGGGCGGGGAATCCGGGATGTTCCAATTCCCACCGCCAGGCACGTTGGTAGAAGTCGGATTTAACGGCGGCCGCGCCGATAAGCCGTTTGTCCGTCAAACCCTTGCCCAGGGCAACAGCCTGCCCGCCGTTACGCCCGGCGAACAGCTGCAACAGCAGCGTGATGGCGTATCACAGCGGGTGACGGTGGCGGGCGATTGGGAACGCCAGACGGATCAGGTTATCCGTGAAACGTCCATGAGCCGGGTTGTCACGGCCGATGATGAAACCCGCACGCTGGTGGCCAGAGAAACAACCGTGCAGGCCACGGACAAAACCACGGTGCTGGGCAAGGCCACGTTGTTGGCCGGTGCAATTCAACAGATTGCCCAGGGAGATTACAGCCTGGCCACGCAGGCCAATTATGTGGCCAGTGTCCAGGGCAATGCGGAGACCAACGTGATTGGCCAGCTGATTGAGAAGGTCGGTATGTTACGCAGCAGCGTGGCGGGTGTGCGTCAGGAAGTGATTGCGCCGGTGGTGTGGATTGGTAGCCAGTCGGTCAATGTGTGCCAACTGATGCTTGATACCCTGGACGTGGTGAAACAGCTGGCACAGCTGACAGCCGCGCACACTCACAACAATACCGGCACGCCGCTTAATGCTATGGCGATTACCGACACCGGCACCAAGGCCACCACGCTAAAAGAGAAATACGATCCGGTTATTGGATAAGTATTTCATGCCCACGAAAGCCCGCCGTGTGCGGGTTTTTTATTGCCCGCAGATAACCCGCCTCAATCGCACGCAGTGCCGTGCAGTATCGCATTCAACGCCCTGAACCCTTTCAAAACGATCAAGCCGCCTGAGTGAGACAGCGCGGCCGTGCGTCCACGAAACAAAGCAAGACCAGACGGAAATTGCACTACACCGCACCCGCCTGCGCTTTTTGTGTAGGTAATTTTTTTCAGTTTTAAATTTCTACAAACCAACCCGCCAGGCCGCGCCCTGCCTGGGGTTTTGCGCGTGATCCCAAACTGAAAAGATTGAAAGGAATTTCAGTAAATTTCAGTTTTCTGGATCTGAGAAGGATCGAAGGAAAATCACAACGCCATGAAATAAAAGGTTTTTATTTTATTTTTGTAAGTTCAATAGATCGTTAAGAAGATCAAATTTGCGAGCCAGTGGAATGAGGTGAAGCCAGGCGCGGCACGGGCTGCGCGTAAGTTTAAGCCATTATATAAAACTGAAATTTGTGTAATTGGGATACTGTAATTATGGACAGTTAAATCAATTCAAAGATGGCAGAGCAAAGGCGGCAACTGTCTGGAAAGTTTTCATACATCCTGCAACTCTTGGAGCGGGATGGTTATGATAGCGCAGTTGGTTATTATTGTGATCTTTAGACTGTTTATCGAATATGATAATACAATCGTGCGTGGTTTCTAAAGGACACTTATTATTCTCACCTCTCTGGTTTTAGAATAACCACCGCCTGTTTTTGGATACATATATAATTTGTCTTAGGTGAGTAACTAAATGTATTCTCTCCGTAGGTTGCAATATATCTGAATGGTTCTTTTGTATGATTGGAGCAATCTCCTGAGTCCTGTATCAAAAAACTTCCTATTCCTTTCGATAGCCTATTACCGGACTCCATACCCCAACTAGCTATAAAAGTGGGTAGGAAACAAATGATGAAAATGAAAAATGCTCTATAAAAAAAATTAAAATTAGGTAGAAATTTGTTGAGCACACATAAAGCTAACGAAATTGCGAAAGATGCACCAAAGGCGTAAGTAACACCAGCACTTCCAGTTTGATCGATAGGCCCCAATATCCAGTGGCTATAGGCTATGCATGCGAAAAAAAATAGAACTGATACAATAATTATGAAAATCTGAAATTTGAACTTCGTTTGATAAGATATAGTGTTAAGTGATAATTTACTGTGCCAATCTATTTTGAAAAAGTTTAATAGAAATAGAATTGTTAATATAACAGCAATTATAGGTACTATTGCCGATTTTAAGATATCAGTAGTTGAAGTGAAATAAATAACTTCTCTGATACCAATTGGGAAATTAGACCAAAACCCTGATAAATATGAGAATCCGCACAGTAGTGCATATAACGTAAGACTTGCTGTTACTGACAAATCAAACTTGAGCATCGAATGACCTCTAGAAAAAAATTATTTAGAATGAACTCTTATTGAAAAATTAATAATTAACACGTAGGTCAGCATAAGTTTCAATAGTTGTTAAGAGGGAGAGGGCTTCGCTTTAACTTAAACTCCCTTCTTTGAAGCAGTGCATTTTGGGGAGTTAAACCCCATTAAGAGGCACGGCAGATACGTAATTAGTTAAGTAACACTGTGAGAAAGTTAGCGAAAAGAAACGCGTGGTGCAAATTAGTTTTGGCGCGCTGTCGCCATTTTGTCGCCAATAGGCATGGATCTGTTGCTTAACTGATTGTTTTAAAGGTGTTTTTAAAACAGAAAAGAAAAAACCCGGCAATCTTGAACCTAAAAAGGCGGGATTGACGGGCTCTCCAAATTTGGGGACTTCAAAGAAAAGCAGTGGCACTAATTAAGACTTCGCTCCCCTTTAAAAGTTCGCGCGATGTGGCAAAAATATAAAAAAATTATTGATTTTTTTTTGCCACATTCGGGATCAACAACTTACGTCACGCTCCCGGCCAGATGATGACGATCAGTGTCCCCGCGAGTGTCAGTAATACGTTAGCAATGGCATAGGTTCCTGCATAACCCAGTGCCGGAATGTTGCTGCGGGCGGTGTCGCTGATGATTTCCATCGCCGGTGCGCAGGTTCGTGCGCCCATGATGGCGCCGAACAGTAATGCCCGGTTCATCCTCAGTACGTAGGCGCCGAAGATGAAGCAAATCACCACCGGCACAAGGCTGACAATCAGGCCGGACAGCAACATTTGTCCGCCGACGGCGCCAAGCCCGTTGTTGATCCCCGCACCAGCGCTGAGGCCGACACCCGCCATAAATACCATCAGACCGAACTCTTTGACCATATTCAGCGCACCCTGCGGAATGTAGCCGAAAGTAGGGTGGTTTGCGCGCAGAAATCCGAGCATGATACCGGCGAACAGCAGGCCCGCGGCGTTACCAATCCCGAAGCTGAAGCTTTTGAACTGGAAGGTGATCAGCCCGATCATCAGGCCGACAATGAAGAAGGCGCAGAAGGCGAGTAAATCGGTGAGCTGGCTGTGAACGGAGATAAAGCCGATGCGCTCTGCCACGCTTTTTACACGACGCGCGTCGCCGCTGACCTGCAACACATCGCCTTTGTTGAGCACGATGCTGTCGTCGATCGGCATTTCAATCTGGCTGCGGATCACGCGGTTAAGGAAACAACCCTGATCGGTCAGATTGAGCTGGCTCAGACGTTTGCCGACGGCGTGATTGTTTTTCACCACCACTTCTTCCGTCACGATGCGCATATCGAGCAGGTCACGGTCGAAAACTTCTTTCCCGTTACGGAAACTCGGATCAAGGCGTGAGTGCGCGTCCGGATAGCCGACCAGCGAAATTTCATCGCCGACCTGCAACACGGCGTCACCGTCCGGCGTCGCGAGAATTCCATTACGGCGGATACGTTCGATATAACAACCCGTCTGGCGATAAATCCCCAGTTCACGCAGGTTTTTGCCATCAGCCCAGGCGACCAGTTCCTGCCCGACACGGTAGGCGCGGATCACCGGAAGATAAACTTTTCGCTTACTGTCTGTGTCCAGACCGCGTTCGCGGGCGATTTGCTGCGCACTGGTTGGCAGATCCTGATGTTGCAGTTTTGGTAAATAGCGTGCGCCGAAAATCAGGCTGACCAGCCCGATAAGATACGTCAATGCGTAGCCGAGGCTCAGATTATCCAGCGCGGGGCTGAGCGTATTACTGCCCGCGAGGGTATTGCGCAGCGTGTCTCCCGCGCCCACCAGAACCGGCGTGGAGGTCATGGAACCGGCGAGCATACCGGCGGTGAGACCGATGTCCCACCCGAATGCCTTGCCAAGACCGAGCGCGAGAAGCATCGCGCTGCCGACCATGACCAGCGCCAGCATCAGATAATTTTTGCCATCCCGGAAGAAAATTGAAAAAAAGTTGGGTCCGGCTTCGACGCCCACGCAAAAAATAAACAGCATAAAACCGAGGTTGAGCGCTTCCGTATTAATGCTGAAATGTTGCTGGCCTAAAAGCAGGGAAACCACTAATACGCCAATAGAATTTCCGAGCTGAACGGAGCCCAGGCGAATTTTCCCCAGGCACAAGCCCAGTGCCAAAACCACAAATAATAACAGGATGTAATTCCCGTTTAACAAACTAGCGACGTTTATATTCACAAGGATAACTTATTGTTTACCAACAAATTCTTGATATAGGAGAATGTAAAGGATAAATTCAGATCCAGAAAATTCCTACTTTTTTAAACACCTTTGGTTTCTCAAATCGTGAATTAGAAAAGCAGGTTTCGGGCGTCATTTTAGTCATAGAACGTCTCTTCAGCCAGAGAAAAGCCCGTATAAATCAACTGAACGCTTTTTTTGTGTTTCGCGGGATTGCGGAACGCGTCAGGGAAGTGAGCCGGCAAGGCTCTGTCAGGTAAAAATGAACGCATTGCATGCAGTGCAGACGGCCTGTGAATCTCGCCAACTTTAAGGAGGAAGTCAGATGGCATTTTGGCGAAAGTTAATAGCCCCGCTATTTTGTTGCATTATTTTTATAGTTATTTTTATTTCGTTAAAAAATAGCTGGATAGTTGTTAGAGATATAACACCTGGTCCGGAATATGGTCTGTTATTATTTTTATTGCCGGGTTTGCTGACCGGGCTGATATATCGCGATTCGCCGATATTTTCATCTTTGATAGGTGCGCTGATTTCTGTGCCGGTTTGTACCGCGCTGCGTATGGTATTTTATCCGCGCGTGCGTCCGCTGGTGCAGGAAGTGGCTTACGCAACCAGCGCGATTTTCTGGTGTGTGCTGGGCGCGATGCTGATTCAGCTGCTCTTTACTGCGTATAAACAGTTCAGACAGCACCGGTAA